AAGATGTCCTTACTCAAATGTTTAGGAAACTTATCCCTATAGATATCTCCCACCTTTTTGAAAAACTGATTAATATCTGGTTTATCCTGGATGTTTCTAAATTTGGCTGTCTTTTGAAAACTTAAATAAATATCTTTTATATTATCTGGATTATTTATATGAGCTGTCATAATATTATCCAGTCTATTTTCATCTAGATAGTGAAGATTTGGTGTAATAAGGTCTGGCTTTTTATAGAATTTAATTTTTCCAAATAAACCGTCTTTGTTTTTATAATGAGAATCTATTTCTCCTTTCTTAATTTTCTCAAGAATGGTGTATACATTCTTATATTGCTTTCCAGCCATAATTATTAATTTAAATTAAAAATATCAGGGTGTAGAAACACCCCGACTGACAATTTAGAAGAAAAAAACTAAAACGGTAGTTCTTCACCTTCTAACATATTATCAAACTCTTCAGAAGATTGATAATCTTTACGTGCAGGGTGAGACTCTAATAAATATTGCATAGTGGTTTCTATTTCTTCCACTTGACCTTCATCCATTATTCCTCTACTTGTATAGGTGTTAATCAAGCTTTCAATCTCAGCAACGGCAAGCTCTAAGGTTTCATTAGTATTATGAGATCTAAGCATTTCCACTTTAGACATCACAGTTTTAACTTCAGCACTCATTAGTTTATTCTGAAGCTCAGATCCTGCAGACTGATTAATCATAATCTGTGCAGTTTTAACCAAAGCCTTATCTATACTAATATCCCATATATAACTTACGGCTTTAGCAAGACCTGGTACAAAAGTTAAAGTTCTGTCTGAACTATGCTGATAACCCACTTCTAAATATCTTTCCATCTTTTTAATAGGAATTTCTACAGAAGCTATTTCAGCTTTGTTAGGAATACCAATAGAAAACTTCTCACGATATTCTCTAGCTCCCTTCTCATAATACTTTACAAGTTCACCGGCTGTTACACGATTAACCTTAAGCTTAAGCATAAATCTGTCCCAGAATGGAGAATCTATCTCATCCTTAGGAATTTCATTACAAGTGGCTACAAACAGCTTCCATTTACAAGGAATCTTATACTTACCGTTAAACAGAAACTTCTCATTCATAACACCCAACATAGCATTACGGATGGCACTACTAGCTTTATCCACCTCATTGATTACAACAATCTCTGCATCTGCAATAGGAGTGTTAAGCTCATATTTGTTATCTGTAAACAACTTACCTAAATCAGGCATACCCTTGATTTCTGAAGCTTTAGTACCCTCATCAGTTTCTAGTACATAGATTTTATTTGCAAAATCTTCTGCAGTCATTTTACCATCTTTGTTCAACCAAGCCTTAGCATATTCTATAATAGTTTTGGTCTTAGCCACACCTGGCTCACCCACTAACAATAATGGAAGCCCTGTAGCTTCTGCTAATGCTAGCATTTTAAATACTTCTTCCTTATTAATTAAGGAAGTTTCAATCTGACGAACCTCTTGGGTTGTCTTTTTTGTAATGGACTTTGTCTTTGCCATTTTAAGGGGTTTTGTTTGTTCTGTAAATGTAATTATTGGTTGTACTATATTAAAACTATCTTCTCCTATCATTCCACCATAAAAATGGTGTCCTGTAGTATCTGGTATACTATTACCTAATGGTGGGTCCACTCTATAAGCTGGTCCATGATTGTATATTCCTTTTTCTACAATCTTTGTTGTTTTACCTATATCATTAGGAGCACAACCTAAACCACTGGTTACTATTTCTACTTCATCTCCTATATCAAATTTATAAACTGTTGTTGGAGTGTTATTACTAACAGGCACCCATCTTTGGACACCATTACTAGCAGCTTTTACTTCCCACAAGCTACCATCATTACCTTTTTTTATATGACCTATAGGAAATGCTGTGGCACTATCTGAAGGACTAGGTCTATTTAATTGTCTTCCCATATTAACATTATCATAAGTTTGCGAAGATGTCTGCTGCTTCAGTTGAATCCACTTTTGCTCTCTCACTGACCACAGCCAACGGTTTCTGTTCCATATTACCACTTGATTTGGTAGAGTTGGATTCTTTGGAGGAGCTATTTTCATTTTTAGTATCGTCTATAATGTTAAAAATTGTGATGGTAGTTTCTGCATCTTTAAGAGCAGGATGTTTTCTAATAGCCATTATCTGTTTCTCAGTGGCATTATATTTAGTTTCTATACTTCCATATCCAAGATCATCTTTCTTGAGCCATGTAAGACCTTCATTAAGGTCATTAATAATTTGAGACACTGTAAGGTCCACTTTATTTACTGCCATATTACCAATTGATTTTTGTTGTTAATAATTTATTTGTTTCATTCCATATATCCTTACAATCCCACACTCCTGTTCCATTATGAGCAGCTGAAGCTGGATGGGATGCTTTCAATACATAATGATTGGGTCCTATTATTGGTTCTAGCTCTTGTGCCTTAGCTCCTAATAATATAAAGACAAGTCCACTATCTGTAAAGTTGAGCATATCTATAATATATGCTACAAAGTCCTTCCATATAGTGTAATGTGACCCCACTTTATCTATTTCACAGGTGAGTGCTGTATTAAGTAATAACACTCCCTGTTCTGCCCACCTAGTAAGATCTGGATTATGCTCCATACTAGGAGACTCTGGGTAGACAGTGTCTGTAATAGTTCTAAATATAAACTTTAAACTAGGCTGAGGCTTTCCTGTAATACTACAGCTAAAAGCCATACCATCTGCTACATTTATATAAGGATAGGGATCCTGTCCTATAAGCACAACTTTTAAACCATCTAACGGGCAGTTTTCAAATGCACTGAATACATGTTTAAGAGGTGGGGTAAATCTTTTACCATCTTCTCTTAATCTATAAAGCTCTGATAGTATATTATCAAAGTCTGATGTTTGAACAAAACCTCTCAGAATATGAGCCCAACCTGATGGCTGGAGCTTTTCTATAAGTTTTGCTTTTATTTCTTGAAGATTTATTTGTTCTGTCACAATTTTAGATTAAATTTGTTACAAAATAAAATAGTATGAGTAAAATCACAATGATTAAAGAAGATGCCATAGCAGATATTAAGATCAGCTCTGGGTTCCTTCAAATGCTTCAACGTACAATGATGTTCATTGCTACAGACAAAACCACTGAAGAACTTGATGAATTTAAAAAAGCTGTAGAAGCTTTTGAAAAAGACAAACAAGAATTTCCAGAAGATTGGATGGATGCTCTGTTTACACTAACTGTACTTATAAGAGAGATTGAAAACAATCTTATAAACACTGGACAGACTTACGAGAAAGATTTAGATGAAGAACCAACTACCCAACAAGAAAGTTAACTTCTTGTCCAATTTCAATTGTGGCTTGTATGGCAAGAGATAATTCTTCTTTGGAACAATCACCAAAGGACTTGGCTAAGAAATATTCTTTACCACTCACTTCTCTTGCTATACAAAGTCCAGCTCTGTCTTTCACTAATAGCTTCATATTCTCTACAGTTTCTCCAACGTGAGAAGCTAATGGTTTTAACATAGCATGTAACTTAGCAAGCTGTGGTAATGTACCATCATCATGAGTGACCTCATAAAAACATTCCACTATCTCTCCTTCTCTTATATAAGAAGTGAATTCTTCAAACTGTCTTTTGGATGCTAAAGTTGAGAACTTCAGCTCTCCATCTTTTTTTATATACTTACCTGTGAAATGCAGATTTTTCATTTATATCAAAATATTTAATTTTTGATTGATCAAAATCTCTTAAAGCCTCAGTGACCCATTTATCATCTACAGTATTTTTATAACAAAATATATGCACTATAGCTGTTTCTGTAGGATTGAGTCTTAATAGACGTCCTATTCTTTGAGAAGACTTACGTTCATTACCATATGCATGAAGAATAATTCCAGCTTTTAGATTTGGAATATTTACACCTTCATTTAGTTGTAATACACATGATAACTCAGATATTTCATCATTCTTAAATCTCTCTAGATTTTCTTCAGAATCAGAATTACCTGAATGATAAGAGTATTTACATATTCTATCAGCCTGATCTTGTGTATTAGCAAACACTATACACTTATCGTCTATCTCTGACAGAAGTTCTTTACAATACTCTTCTTTAGTTCTGAAGTCCATTAGAGCTTTCATTCTCATAATAGAAGCTATTTGCTCTTGCTTTTTTGTATTAGCTTCCATTAGACGTTGACTCCAATATCCATAATTCTTTAATTCTGATGTGTAAAAGGTTTTGTCTTTAAGTTTTACAGGAATTGTACTCTTTGAAGACAAGCTCAACCTATGCACTATAATCCTATAATCATTAAGTATATTGTCATCCACTGCTATATCAGTGTTATACTTATACATTATAGGGCAGTATTTAAAAACCATCTCACCTTTCTCTGATTTATAATGTCTTGGAGGAGTGCCGGTGAGTCCTAATATTTTACCATTAAATAGAGATAGAAAAACCTCATGGTTAGATAGAAGACTGTGACACTCATCTAGAATTAATAAATCATAGTTATGAGGGTTTTGTTTATATAAAGATAGATATGTGGTAAACTCCACCTTGGATATATCTATGTTAAACTTAATTGCATCATCTTTCCAGCTGTTAAATATGGAAAGCTTGGGTGCTACTACTAACACCCGAAGCTTCCCAGAACCTTCTTTCTGCAAATTATCTACATATTTAAGTCCAATGAGAGTTTTACCAACACCCATAGATATACCCAGTCCACATCTTTTGTGTTTTAGGGCTACATCTAGAGCTTCCTGTTGGATTTCTTCTCTTTTGGTCATAATAATAAAAATTAGCTGTTCTGGTACAGCTAGACCCCCCTGATTACTTTAACACAAAATAAAAGTCTTTCCCAGTTAATATGCATGCAAATCAAGTAATCTATGTCTAAACCAACCCTGAGGCAAGGGTACAAGGTATGAATTAGCATTCTGGGATTTTATAAATGGACCCTTAATCAAATACTCTTTGTACTGTGTTATCAAAAGGATTAAACTCCACCTGATTGTATGATCTGTATTTCCCTTTAGGAAACACCATCTTATCATGTTCATCATGTGTAAGAATACCCATGTCATTTAACATAAAAGTTATAGACTCTTGAGATTGTTTGTATTCCATGTCTTTCTTAGACTCTAGAATGTGCTTATGTCCGATGATTTCTCCTTCACCAAGGACAATACGTTTTGCTTTTTCCATGATTTTATTTTTTAGTTTTCTTTAATAATATCATCCCAATGATCAAAGTCATAGGTATTAAAAATAGCTTCTAATACTTCTTCAAGCTTATCATTAGCTTCATCTAATGGACCATATGCTCTACCTGCTCTAAATGCAGCATGACTAAGTGATTCACAGTTATCCATAAATCCTATATGAGTTAAAGCATAATCTACTTGTTTTTTAACTTTAGCAACATCTTTATACAGCTGTTCTATTTCTATTATTCTTGCTGTTTCAAGAACTTTAAGATCTACTTCAGCTTGACTAGGTGCTTTTTTACTTTTTGCCATAGTATTATCTATTATCTTCTGTAATTAATGAATCTAATTGACCTTGTAGTTTTACAGTGCCTACAACTCTTTCTGCATCATACACTTTTAAACTGTCGTCAATAATATCTATTTGATAACTTCTTCCATCTAATTGTGCAGGTTCTTTTGTTACTATCCTTTTACCAATGTAATAAAGATTTAAAACCACTGCTATAATAAGCAAACCAAAACCTAAAATTTCTACTTTTTTCATTATTATTTTTTTATGTTTCTGAATACATTAATGATAAATAATTTGTTTATTTTTTATTTAAATTTTCTTGATATACTTCTTCAGGTACTTTATTATATATAAGTTCTCCTGAACTATCTACTACTTCAGCAATACAATCATATCCAAATTTAATAGTCTCTTGTCTATGCATTTTTTTAGCCTCTTCTACAATTTGGTCTATAACTCCACCTTCTGCTTTCATTTCAGCATTTTCATATAATGCTAATGCTAACCATTCTATACTATTCATAACTTAATCTTTTTTACATTTTCTTAAAAGTTCTTGTCTTCTTTTCTGAGCTTCACTCATTTTTCTTTTGGTTTCTTCTGACATTTTTTTACCTGTTAAAGCTTTCCTCATTTTTTCAATAGTTTCTGGAGTTCTAGGTCTTCCAGTAAAATATTGTTTTATTTTTAATTTTGCTTCTTCAGTGTGTAATCTACCAGTACTAGCCAAACCAATTTTCTTTTTAGTTTCCTCAGAAGAAGTTTTACCTTTTTGAACTTCACTAATTTTTTTCTTACTTTCTTCAGAGTGTCTTCCATTATTACCTGGTTCTTTTAAATTTAACATCTCACAACCAGCTTCTTTAAATTGAGACCAATAAAATATTTCAAAGTTATTTAAAATAGATTGATGTACATCTTTTGGTAGTTCATAAACTACTTCAAAAATATGTTTATCCCACCCATGTGATATAAAAGAGCTATATAGTTTAGCTTGAGCTTTACATCTTAAATTCTTATAATTATTTTTTCTACCTCTTATATCTACACTTTGTCCAATGTAAATTTTTCCAGTTGGAGATGTTATTTTATAAATACCAGTCATAATTTTATAGGTTAAGTTTCACTTGTCATTAATGAGAGATACTGCTCTTTTGTTAAATGGTAAGGATTTGTTTCTACAGAAGTAGAACTTTCTTTTACCACTATAATATCTCCCTGTCTATATATTTTTTCAGGATTTGTAATTGAAATTCTAACAGTCCAAGCTATAGCTCTGATAGCATCTGGTTGTGGTTTTTTACCACTATGCCACCAATTTTCACCCATTGCTGCTTCTCTTGGTACATACAGCCAATATTCTCTATTAGTTGTTGTACACCAGCATCTTACAGCAAATACAGGCTGTGGTGGATTACCCCATCTATCTTTGTCATATAGCTTAGTACCTTCTATTTCATAGAGCTCATACACATCTTCAAATTCATGTGTATATTCATTAAATTCATCATCCCATCTTGTTCTAGATTTCTTAAGCACTTGCTTATCTAAAAGCTTGGGATTTAATGCTTTAAATAACTTTTCTATACCAATAGCATCAAAATAGACACGTCTTTCTTCTGTATTTTCTAACTGAAGAGCTTCTTCCACTGTCACTGGTTCTATTGTATCCCAGCATTCTTGTACAAACTTATCAAAGTCTTTTAGACTTTCATGTGTAATTACTTCCTTTTGGAAATCTCTATAATCATCTTGGTATTTAGTCTTCCAAAGCCTAAGAGCTCTAGTAAGAGTAAAACCTTCCCTGTTATTAACTATATAGTTTTGTTCTGCGTAGTTCATTATTCATCATTTAATTGTTCATCAATAGCTTCTGCAAATTCTTCATCCAATTCTAACACTATATTTCTATCTTCATTAGTCATCACTTGAATTTCCACCTGTGTTATCTTAAAGATTAGTTCATCTTCCCCTTCTATAGCATCAGCTCTTTGAAGTCTAAACATATCTGTGCAACCTCTGAATTCATATCCTTGATTAGAACTATAGTTTCTAAAACTGAAATCAAAGTCTTCTCTCAAAGTGTCCTCTAAGTTACGACAAAAATCTGTATGTTCATCTGTTAAGAACCCATTTTTTATAATAAATAAAGCACTTACATCAGAGTTGTCATCGTAGTTACATTCTACTTCTACGTTTAGTGTTTCAAACCAAAACTTCTTAGGTACACGTATAGTGTAATCAACTTCTATTACATCACTGCTATCTTCACCATAATAATCTGTACCCTCAAAAGCATTAGTTTCTGGGTCATATATAGCTTCTCCATTAGCATTGAATTCACCAGCCCAGCTTCCATAATTAAGAGTGTCATACATCTCATTTATTAAAGCTTCTGTATATTCATTTTCTATAGTTTCACCATCTATTTCAAAATGCACCCATCCACTGTCTCCACCACCTTCCCATACTATTTTAAGCTCATTACCTTGAGCTGCTTGGTCTTTACACCATTGTACAATTGATTTTTTCATAATTAATTTTTTAGATTTTTTAATTGTTTTCTATACCAAATTGCACTTACATAGGTTGTTTAAGTGATTGGATAAGTTTTTCAAATGTATATTCTTGAGCATCAGCAATAGAACCTTTATGATAATTATTACCATACTCATAAGCCTTCCTAACTTGTTCCTCTGTATATAGATTTTCTTGTTGGAGAAGTTGTGTTGAACTACTCTTTATATTATTTGCATTAGGATTACTAAAATCTACATATTGAGTATTTTTAGATTCTAAAGCACCTTTTAATGACATATAGTTAGCTGCTCTTTTTTTAGCTTCTTCTGATATTTCTTGTTGGGGAACTTCTACCATTTTGCTGATGTCAGAAATATGGTCATCACTTCCCTTACTTACAAATGTTTCTTGATAGTATTGTTCTGCATTATCAATATAGCCA